CGTCTTCTGGGTCAAGATGCTCGTCTAAAAGTTCGCCTAATTGTCTAAGTTGCTCTTCGTCGTATTTTTTAAAAATGTCATCGTAAACTTCTTCAGAAGACCAATTTTCGTATTTAAAATCTTGAAAACAATCGACTATACTAGGTTTTTCACCAATTCTATCTCTAACAAGAACATTGTTTACAATATAGTCTTGTGCAATATTACTGATTAGAGGATCTAAATTTCTATCTTGCCAAGTGCGTCGTTCTAGATGATCAAAGACACAATGCAAAATTTCGTGAGCAATAACAAACTCAATTTCTTTATTATTCATAGCATTGAAAAATTGAGTGTTGTAATATAGATTTTTACCGTCTACCGCAGCCGTAGGACACCAGTCGTCGGCAGCTAATATCTTTAGTCTTGTGGCCATGTTGCCAAAGAAAGGATGGCGCAGTAACAGTCCTACTCTCGCAACAATAATGCGATCATATACTTCTACTCGCATTACTTCTAATTCTTCTGGAGTAATATTAGGATTTGGTTCCCAATTTTTAAGTTTGCTTGCAGTTTTTTCTGTTGCTGTAGCCATTTGCCCCACTCACTTTGCTATTTTGTATACTACTATTATAACAATATTTAACTTATTTGTCAACCAGGAAATTTAAGAACGAGCTCAAAAGAACTCGTTCTTTTTGTATCTTATGCTGATTGTGCAGCCTTAATATACTTACCATAGCGATCATGAAACTCGTCAAAGCAATCAACTTCGTCTGGATCAATTGGCAGTGCATATTGTGTAAGAGCAAGTTTAATACCCATAACAACTAACTCTGTGTCAAAATTATCCATTGCAAAACGCAAGAAATTATTAACTTTATTGTCAAACTTCTTATCATTTTTGTCCGATGCTTCTTTCAGCTCGTAACACAAAGATACAGTCAGTGAATACATTGCACTTATTTCTTTGTTATACAACTCTTTTACTTTACCTGCCAAAATGTCAGTAGGATTAGGCATATCAGCTGCAACTTTGCGGTGAGCCATAAACTTTACAGCAAGTCCTTCACCTACTGAACCTGCTACAAGATCTGTAGTAGTATTTTCGTCTAACCCGTCCTCAATTAGCTCGCTCACAAAAGACCACGAACGAGGCGTTGCAAACGAACGACTGGGTGATTTAGGATCAAAGTCGTATAAGTCTTTCTTAGCAAATTGTAAATAACCTACAACGTCTTTGTTAATCTTATTTTCAACAGCCCAATCAAACCAATCATCAAAAGATACAGCAAGTTCCAAGTGAACAAAGCGGTTAGCCAACGGAGCAGGCATACGATATGTTACGCCTTTGTCAGCTTCGCGGTTACCTGCCGCAACAATCATTACATTGTCAGGCAGTTTGTAGGTACCTACTTTACGGTTAAGGATGAGCTGATAAGCCGCTGCCTGTACAGCAGGAGCCGCTGAGTTCATTTCGTCTAGGAACAATACAATGTTATCGTACTGTGCCGCAAATTCTTCTGATGGTAGTTCAGATGGAGGAGCCCATTGCATTGTGCCCGAATTACTATCAAAAAATGGAATACCTTTAATATCAGTTGGATCCCACAACGACAAACGTACATCGATTAGATGAGAATTTACTAAACTATCGGTAATCTGTGCAACAATGTCAGACTTACCAATACCTGGAGGCCCCCAAAGAAAGATAGGACGTTTTTTAGTCAGTGCATGTTTGATAGAAGATTTAGCAGTATTCGGTGTAACAGTGCGAGATGTAGTTTCCATTTTTAAGCCCTTGTAGTTTTTGCTAAGTATGTATATATAATAGCATCTCTACACTAAAAGTCAACCATTATCTAAAAAAAGAAATCTATATAAAACAGTAAGTTATAACTTTTTTCCAGTAATTTGTAGTGTATATCTTGAGTTTTGACCTAAATTAGCTGCCATGTGCTCTACTTCATGGCTCCAAACGACATACTCTCCTGCTTTATAATTGACTATAGGTATATTATCAATTTCAAAATAATGACCACTTTGCCAATCCTCTAGTGCTACTATAGCACGATATACCTCATTTTTTTCACAATTAAATAGACTACAATATTTTTCAAAATGATCTATATGTTTTGGCATAACTATGCCAGGTTTCATTTTGTAAAATGTAAAACCACAATCAACTAGTCCTATTACTTTTGCAACATTATGTACCCAATTAGGCATATTATATTGATTAGCGAACATATCTCCTGTAAAATTTTCAAACGTAAAACCTTGCCTGCGCCAATGTAATATGTCTTTAGAATGAGCAGGTTTGTGTTTGTAATCTAAAGTTTTGTATTCTTCCTGCCATAAAGGTTCTAATTTGCCTTGTCGCCACATTAAGTTTCTCTATTCATTGCTTTTGTTATACCGTATTTTCTTAAATCACCACTAAACAAAGTAAGTTCTACTGCTTTCTTCTCATTAGTTACATATATACTTCTATTTGTTAAGTAGTAAGGACAATCAATAAATTGATCTAAGAAAATAACCACTTGAGTAGTCAAAGGCATGTCTTTAGGGTAAGGAATATCATATACTTCAATTCCAATTTCACTTAGAAGGTCAAATCCATCTTCCGTGAGCCTAAGACCGCCTTTGTGTTTATTTCTTGTATTTCTCCACCATAACGGCATATACTGTTTGACATTAGCATCGCTTATAGCCATTCCTTTTTCTTTTAAGAATATTTTGGTATAAGCTTCTTTGTTCATTCTTGTACTTCTTCACCTTCTATTAGTTTTACAACAGTAAAGTCTGTACAGTTAAACATATCGTTTAATTTTTTTGCAAGATTATGAGCATGTCCTGGATTAGAGAATGCAGTTTTTTTATACTTAGGACCAGGATAATTAGTTAGTGCGTTAGAGCTTTTTAGATTAAAAGCCTTATTTTGGTAAAAGACAGCCCAAATGGCTTCTGCTTCTAAAACCTGTTCACATCTATATGTTTTACTGTTTACTTTTTCTAAAAGTACAGTCGGCTTGGGCCTACTCATATGCGTATCCTTTTTATTATATACGCATATATTTATCTTCTAAATACAATCTATCTAATTATCCCAAGTATTACCGCCATCCATAGTAACTTGTATTATTTCTTCGCTATTGTTGCTTTTTATAAGCAATTTTTCTAGATCGCCATTAAGCCTACTCATGACAATGCCTAGGGTAAACGCAAGATTTTTTGCCTGGGTAATGTCCATGCGTAATTCTTTTGACCTACTATTTTCTGCAGATTTTACTTGTTGAATAAATTGTTGAATAGGTATAGTGTTTAAAGGATCATTTGTTGACACGGCTTAACTCCTGACGCATCTCTAGTTCAGTTTTGAATGGACCTTTGTATTCATAGCGTTCAACTGTAATAAGTTTAGGACAGAAAGATTTAACCCAGCCTTTTTCAAAATGTATTACATAATATCCGGCACAGTACATACTTTTTGATTTTTCACTTTTTGTAAAAAGAGGTAATTTATTTTTTACATCATACATACTGTTATATGGAACAACACTTGTTGGATAAGAATGAACATAATTGTTTTTTGTTTCTGTTTTTTCTTCGGCATCTGACCAAACAATATCAACACCAAATTTCTTTTTCATCTGTCTAGTATTATCAAAGAAACAAGTTTCTGCTGCACTTGCAAAAATATATCTGTCGTCGTCTAACGACATAGTTCCAATTTTTTTACCGTCATTTTCTACAATCCAAAAACGATCTTTGAGTACAGGTTTTGCTTTTAGCGTCATTTAGGATACCTCGCTTGTAATGGTTCTGCAAAGGATGCTGCTTGGTCTGCAATACGTTGCATGTCCCATTTAGCACAGAATTTCATAAGACGCATACCAACTTGTGATATGCTCTTAGGTTCAACTTCTGCAATAGTGTTATTAATTATCTCTCGTATATCTGCAGGTTGCGCAGTCAAATCACAAAGTGTTACGTTACGATTGTAGTCATCTAGCACACGATGCTCTTCACCGTTGTGATCTACCCAACGTTGTAGCATCATATTGTTCCAATTGTAGCCTTTTGTGTCTTTGTCTTCAAATGCTTCAATTAGTCCAACTTTGTTTTTTGTGCCTTTCTTGCGCACACCAGGGTAGGCACTAAAAACATTGTCGCTGGTGTCACCACGCATACACTTCTCAAACAACATAAACGCAGGGTTAGGTGCTTCTTTAGGTAGCTTAGTTTTTTTATCTACAACAGGCTTGCCTTTGTCATCAAAGTAGCCTTCGTGTGTAATTGTAGTATTACTTACCCCGTTATACTGACGTACATTAGGAGCAATAAGTTGTGCAAAGTCACCGTCAGTTGAAATAATAACGTGATTGTCGTTAGGATGTGCTTGTACCCAACCTGCAATTAAATCATCTGCTTCAAGTTGCGGATGACGCATCATAGTACAGTTAGTCTTTGTGCCAATAAAGTCTTTAAATTCATCAAAGATTTCCCAAAACACTTTATCTTCTTCTGCTTGTGCAGGAGTAAGTGCATCACGTGCTTCTTGTCTATTGCGCTTGTAAGGCTCATAATAGTCCTTGCGCCAACTACGTCCTTCTAAACAAAATACAACGTGACTGCCGTCAAAGTCTTGCCATGCTTTCTTAACACTATTAAGTGTAATATGTAGTGCCATACCTACTTTAGTATCAATATCGCCACGTACAACGTGACGAGCTCTAAAGAAAGTATTTGCTGTATCAACTAGTATATAAGTTGCCATTTATTTCTTCTTCCACATATCGTTTCAATTCATGATCACCAATGTCATCGGGTATTTCGTTTTTATAAAATAGTCTATAACTATCACTGCCGTACTTCCCGATTCCATATAACATAGTAGCATCATTTCCGTCCCATGTCAAGTAATCTTCTGACATTTGACGTAGACGCTTTTCACGTACATTTACCATTCCTAATGGTTTTATAATACTTTTGATTGTATCTGGGGTGGTATTTAGCAAGTGTATAGGTGTTGGACAAATACTAAAAAGGACAGGAAGTACTCTTTTTACTTGCTTACGACTGGTCTGATTTAAACAAATTACACCCACCATGTGTTGCCATACAGTCTCTACCTGTTGTTGCACCATTAGATCGTCACGCATTATGATACCTCTGATTTTCCCTTGTCAATAGGAACAACATTAATATACCCAGCACCTCTGTCTGTATCCATACCTTCTTCAGCTAACATATTATAAACAATATCACGGAACCAACGATCTACAATTTCTTCTTCTGGATCGTTATCTACACCATATCCTGCTTCAATCAATTGTTTAATAAAGTATTCATTCCAGTCTAACTCAAAGAATCCGTTGCGAACATTATCTTCGTTTACTTTAACGTCTAGTACATTAACCCAAGGCTCTTTGCGCCGTGTAGCATATTCCTTAGGATCTTTCTTTTTAAGAAGAGCCATTTCTTGCTCTTCTAGTTCTTTTTCTTTCTTTGTGATGCCTGTTATGTCTTTGATAAATTTTTTCATAACTGCCTCCTTAATTTTTCGTATTGCTCTTCAGTATGTATGCCTTTGCTGTACTTTGCAACTTCTTTAAGTTCCCCAGGCATTTCCGAATAAGCTGATGTGGAGTCTTGGAGTGAATCGCCATCCTCGTTCCATGCAGGCTTCCGCCACGTCTTTAACGTTGAGACTGTATTCTTCGCTGCGTCCGCCCAGCGGCATAAGATATACTGGACATTGTACCCCGGCACTCTTGTAAGCGTCCACAGCTCTGCCAACTTCGTCAAAATCATCTTGAGTAGCGACAACAAACTTGAGATAAATGTCACTGCCGTTAACAGTACTATACTGATGAGCGACAACAGGCAGGATAGCAGTATCCCAAGGTTCTCCGCTAACACTAAGTTTTGGGGAACAAGACCACGTGACTGTAAATCGTTCTTGAGTGTTAAGATACTCGTAGAAATCGCTGTGTAAAGGTTGTGTAGTGTTTGTTTCAAATGTAACATTTTTTAAGTCTCGCATGCGTGGATGTTCAAATAGATCAATGTAGAGTCTTTGCCACGCTAACAAAGGTTCTCCACCAGTCAAGATTAAATGAACGTCTTGACCATTATCCATAGTCCACTTACCTTCTGGAGTAAGTGAAAGAAGATGTTCAACCACTTCGTCTATTTCTGCAAGTTTGTTGAAGTGTTTAAACTCTGGATAGATACTAGCGTATGTATCACAACCTGTATGAATGATAGGCAAGTCGTTAAACTCTTTTGTAGTCTTGTGAACATCTTTTGCAATTAGTTCTGCAACTTCGTCGTTGTACTTTTTACCCTCTTTGTGCAGTGTCCAGCGATCTTTTGTTTCTCCTGTACCAAAGTTCATACAACGAAAGTTACAACCAAAAGTACGTAGGAATACACTGGGTACTCCTACGTACTTGCCTTCGCCTTGTACACTATAAAATGCTTCTGAGTATCTTAGTTTCATAGTGGCAGCCTTCCTGTATATAATTCAATTCCTAAACCGATCATGCCCATTATAAACACTGCTATAATAAACACTTGTACCATACGCACTGCAATATAATCACCCATTAGCAGCTAAACTCCTGTTGTAGTTTAATATTGTCAAAGAACTCTTTCTTTGTGCCAGGATCATCTTTAAACGCACCTTTAAGCACAGTTGTTTGTGTAAGACTGCTATGCGCCATAATGCCACGATTCTCACAACAACCATGTGTTGCTTGAATATACACACCTAAGTGTTCTGCACCAGTTGCTTTAGCAATCTCACGTGCAATATCATTGGCAAGTTCTTCTTGTAATGTGCCGCGTCTAGCACACCATTGTGCAATGCGTGTGTATTTGCTAAGACCAATTAGTTTATCTGCTGCAATAATACCAATGTATGCTACACCGCCCACTGGCTGGTGATGATGCGAACACATACTCTTAAGTTCTGAACGAACAACTAGCATACCTTCGTAGCGTTCATCTGAGTCATTTGGAAATGCTGTTGCGCTAGGCATAGGATCGTAACGTCCTGCCATAATCTCATTAAAGTACATTTTAGCAAGACGTTGTGCTGTACCTTTTGAATTAGGATCTGTATGGCGATCAATTACTAGTGCATCTAGTACACTTTCAAAAGCTGGAGTAGCTTCTTTTATTAATTGTTCTATATCGCCTTTCTGCAACACTTCTGAAATGTTGTCGCCGGCCCAATAACGAATGCCAGCTTCTTCTAGTTTTGTTTTAATTTGTAATGCTTTGCTCAACTTATATTCTCCGAGTTAAAGACGAGGATGTCTTATTGTTTATATTATATACTTTATTTAGGTTTTTGTCAAGCATAATAAATTTTTTATGCCATTTGTCCTGCAAGATTTTCCCAATCAGTAGTTTCTTTATAGTTCCCTTTTTCAGGAATAACATTACGAACGCCGCCAGTAGGATCTTTCATATCTCCGTCACGTCTAAAGATTAGATGAACATGCGGATACATACAGGTTTGTCCAGCACTTGTTCCTACATTAATACCAACATTATAGCCTGTAATGTTATTGTCTGCTTCTACATTTTCATTGCCCATAGACACAGCATATCTAAAACATTTTAACAACTCATCTACATTGTTTATTTTTGGAACTACTAATGTATGGCCTTGTGTCACAGGAAATTTATCTCTATACACAACAAAATCTTTTGTGTTTACAATAACGTCTGTCCACGGAGCGCGATTTTCCTGCCTTGCTTTTTCTAGTGTATCATATTTCATAACGGGTACCTTTTTTATTATAATAGCATATGTTTATAGTAATGTCAAATAATAAATACAATATGAAGGATTCTTTTACCTATACCTTCTATGATGTGGTAAAAGACACACAGAGACAGACAGGATATGATTTACCACAGCATGTAGAAGCTTATATTGTGATGCTACTGAGTGATTTCGTAGATCGCGATGATATTCCACCTGATTCAACATTTGCTGAAATGTTCCTTACTATTAAAGATCAACGACAAGCCAAAGCACTTGGTGATACCTGTTTATTCGTTAGCGGTGTGTTTCCTAGATACAAATCAAAGTATGGCATTAATAAAAGGTATTATCAAGATATCGGATCTACATCATATGAAATAGCAAGCGACATGAATGCTGAACTTTTTCCTATACTTGCAAAACATTTTGTGTTTTTAAGTGGATTTATAGAAACAACTATACATTCGTCCAAAGATGTGCAGAGTATCCTTTTCCGTTAGTGTCTCCGCCAGCATTTTCTACTTCAACACCGTCGTATTCAATTGATGTTAGAATGTCTTCACCATTAGGGTATTCAGTGTACACAACCTTTAGTTTTTTTGGATCAAAGTCACCGTAGGTTGTAATAGTACCATCGAAGAACGTACCTTTTTCGCTTGAGTAAAACTGTACAACATAGTTACCTTCGCCTTCAAGATTTTCGTCCGATTCAACAAGGTCAATTTCATAATCGTTGTCTTCCATTACTTTTTCACAGTACTCATCAAATGCTGTACTTTCTACAACATTTGCTACATGAGCACTACTATATTCGTCGTCTGCGACTTCGTCAATAGTAACATAACAGCTACTCCAGCTTGCACCATACTGATGTACAAACTCATTAGGTGCTTCATACCATGGATAAGCATAAACTTCGCCGTCTGTTTCTTCTTGCATAAACATTGCTTCAGGTGGTACAATCACTTCTAAGTCATCTAAGTCACCGTCTTCCGCACTTACCATGTAGCCTACAAGATCAGTGTCGCCATTTTCTTCTACGACATCGTTCCAAAAGTCGTATGCTTCTTTGGTTAGATTGATGTATGCTGCTTCGCCACCATAGCCGTTTACTGTGATACGATAGTAACGCTCGCCTTTAAGTACATCAACTGTTTCTTTTTTTTCTTCTGTCGTTGCCATGTTATCCTCCTACATTTTCCCAAGGATATACTAACCATACATCCTTTTCTGCTTTGTTAACTTCGTGTACACTGTAGTCTACTTTACCGTTAAACTCGCTTGACAAGTTATCTGTGATAGTAGCAAAGCGAACATTGCTGTGCCATACAGTATTCCAACTTTCTGAATGCGGTAAACAACTACTTTGCCAATCTTCTTTGATCCAGTTAAATGTAGCACCTGTATCATTGATATCATCTACAACAAGAATATTTTTGCGCTTGTTTAAATCCCAACGACATTTATATGTTTCTTGGTCTTCTAAAGGCACATAACCAAATGCATCTTCCGCCATCCAACAGTTAGACTCGCTAGACTCATCGTCGTAGTTATCTCGTAGACTAACTTTTAGTGCTTCGCCACGTACACCTAACATATTGCTAAGAATAGTAGCAGGAACATTGCCGCCTCGTGTAATACCTACAATATAGTTAGGACGCCAGTTATCTTTGTACATCTGTAGAGCAATGTTTACACAGGCACGTTCTACATCTTGCCAAGAATAATAATGTTTTTTAACGTTCATATTTTTCTCTCATATACTGTTCGTGTTGAATCCATTCGCCTTTACGCAAGAATCCCCAGTCTCTTAACTTAGGACCTGGGATGAATAAAGTCCATACATCAACGCCAGGTTCAAGCTCAACGCGATGAAGGCTATAGCAGCTGGCCAACCGTAGCGTGCCTGCGCCACGCCAAAAGCGACCATTCGGTGTATGTTCCCAATAACCACCTTTAATGATAAAAGTGATAAAAGGCCAAGGGTGATCATGTAAATCATCTAAGTCTCCTTTGTGGAAGTTGTGTAAAAATATGTTAAATGGAAACCATTTACGTTCTTTTAAAAACAAATAGTATCTAGTAAGGTATGGTTCGTTATTATGTCTATCCATAATAACTCTTTTACGACCTAACTTCTCTAACCAGTTTAAAAATTTAGAACGGAATGTCTTCGTCATCTTCGTAATTACCTTTATAATCTTGATTTACCATTTTGTATATTGTCTTAAAGTTTTCGTATGCTTTATCAAGCGCAGGATAGTGCTGGCACATTTTCTTAATACGATCTGGATCTGGCATATGATCTTCAAAAATTACTCTATCAAATGTAATATTTGTTAAGCTATCAATAAGCCCTTCATCTAACGAAATAGTGTCAGACAATGTAAAAGTGTCAGTACCGTCATTCATACTATAGCTACCTGTGTCTACTGTATAGGTAGGTGTTGTTAATGTAATATTAGAAATGTCTATAGTATCTGCTAAATAATCCTCTATATCTATTACTAAATTATCGTCTGCACTGATTATTATATCATCATCTTTTGATTGCGTCATATAATTCTGCTCCAGTAAAAAATTCTTTATTCAACTTAGTACGTTGCTTATAAAGTGCTACAAGGAAATCGTTGTAATTTTCTATATACTCACGTATCTGTGCAACCATCTCGTTGCGATGTTTACGATAGCTTGCAAAATCTTCAGTCCATGTACTAGGATATTTGAATTCAGGCAATGCCATTTCACTGTAGCTCAATCTGTCAGGCACCATAGGAATAGCATCAACTAATGCTCCTTCGTACCAACTAATACCAAGTGTTTCTTGCAAGTTAGCACTAAACACAAGTTTAGCTTCACCTAACAAGTTGTGATATTCGTTCTTAGTAAGAGCTCGTTCTTGGCAGACTACAAACTCGTATTCGGGAAGTTGTTCTGCTAAATCACGGAAAATATCTACTTGCTTCTCAGGGGCAATACGATGCGGAAAGAGTATAAGATCTCGTTTTTCCATACCTTTGTAACTGTCTAAACTGTTACGTAGATACTCCATAGGCCAACCAACACGATGTGTTTTATCGTCATCTATGTCTAAACTTTCAGCAAATAAATCTATGTGAAAGTCTGTTGCATAAAAATTATCATCATAGCATTCATACATACTTTGTTCTGCATAACGTACCCACGGCTTGTCACCAATTAGCCTGCCTAGGAAATCATGTGGATCATAAGAACCAGCATGCCAAAGGCCGCCAACTCTAATGTCGACGCCCAGTAACTCAGCCATGTAGCGAAGCTGGATAACAGTTGGGTTCCACGCATCCGTATATAGGAAATAATCTCCATCTTTCACTTCACCTTTACAAAACATTTCACCAATTTGTTCAAGCTGTTTACTCTTGTACACATTGGTGCCACCAAAATTGAGAAATGCCCCAGGCGTAGTAGCCTGAGGCGTTTCCCCACCACTAATAACTTTTACGTTTTCATTTGTAGCTCGTTGAAGCTGAGCAGGAAGATACTCCTTCCACTGCTTGGTATAGCGTGTGTCAACTGCTTCGATGTCTACAATAAAAATTGTCATTAGTTCCTCCGCTGAGCATGATTCCTACTATTGTTACGAGCTTTTGCTCTTAACCATCCTTGGTGCTTTTTATATGCACCCCAAACCCATGACTTATCATTATACAGATCTGCTTCGTCAAAGGGTTTCCCTTCAAAGCGACAGAAGTCGCGAAACTTATCCAAATCATCAAAAATCTTTTTTACTGGTGGAAAGTTGTTAGCCATTTTAATAATCCTCTTATTATGACTTAGGGTAAAAAATAGAACAGCCGTTTTCATTATCTTCAGCTACGCTGATCTCTACAAAGCGGCCGGGATACTTTGCAGAAATTTCTTGATACAAGTCATCTGCAATCATCTCACATGACTTGTGGTTAAGTTGTAGTACTGCTGTAGAACTATCTACTTCTGCATACAACCGTTCCATCCAGCGTTTAAACTGAATGAATTCAATATCGCGATCGTTATGAAATACTTCAATACGAACACGAAAATGAAAAATGTGACGATGGGGAATACCTAAGAAACTTACGTCATCCCATTCGCCTGTTGCTAGTTTAGGATCTTTATCAGCACCTGGATACATATGTACACCTTCTTTTGTAAAGGTTACCCAAATACTTCTTTCTGCATTTTGCATTTTATTATCTTCTTCTTTCATTCTACGTTTCATATATTCATAATATCGTTCTTGCATATTATTACTATACTTTCTTTATAGAGGTTTGTCAAGTCCGTATTCACTCCAATCAGTGAATTTTCTATCGTCCATTAGATTGTGTAGCCTATGACACCAAACACCTGGATTTGATGAACGAAAGTCCTTGTCATCAATCTTTACCATAGTATTGTAACCAAATTGTTTAATATAAGGAATTGGAATACGAATCTGCGGAATGAACAAGTCTGTTTCAACCATTTGAGTTTCTAGTAATCCTTCTGCGTGATCAAGCGGAAGATCTAGTGTACAAGGTATGCCTCGTTGTACAAAATACATAATCATATCTTCCCATGTGTCCCAGTTATTTGCGTCTTCAGGAAAATTTACGCCTGGATTAAATGAGTGATTAGCACCAAAGAAAATGTGTTCGCACTGTTCTTTTTCATAGTGATCTATAATGTCATCTATTTTTTGTACGCCTGTTACAAATAAAGTTTTTTTACCATAAGCAGGGGTACGCTCTACTTCAATGCCTGTAAAGAACACAATATTGTCGTGCTCTCCTGTTTTGTAATCTCTTTTCATTCTAAGCCTTTTTGTATCAAGTAAGCATTAATACGATGCATTTCGTCTTTTAGATAAAGTTTCATAGTTTTCATTCTGCGAACTTCATCAGTCACTGTAGCATTATTATAACGCTCTATTAATTCTGTATCAAGCTCTCTGTGTTTGCGCTCAAGCTCTTCGTAATGCGCACGAAGTTTATCTTCTTCAGCTTCATAATTGCTCATCCACTAATTCCTCCAACTTATGCTCTTGATCTTCAGTAAATTCACCGTCGTCAAGGTCTTGGACCTCAGGTTCTTCAATCTCAAAAAGTGCATTAAAGTGTGTACTAGCATTTACAGTTTTTTTACCAATAGCACCTCTAGTACCAGGTATTGCCATCCAAAAGCGACTATATTCATCTATCTTTGCAAGTGCCTTTTCTTTGTTGTCAATTGCAAATATTTCGTCCACAACATCTCTAAATAGAACTCTGTCAAAACGCTCTTGAACAAGCATCCGAGGAACAATTCCATTGTCATATTGTCTGTTTGCTTCTTGGACTGCATTAATATGACTCCATACATTATGACCCATTTGGATCGCATATGAAAAACTATCCCAAGATGTTTTTCCTTCTTTGCCTATCTTATTCAGATCTCCGGGAGCATAAGTGCAAACGTCTGATACTTTAAGTTCGGCTGTAAGCGGGGAGTCTTCAAAGTTTTTAAATATCCCATCTGATATAACAGCGTCTCTAAACAAGCGTTGATCTGTAGCATATTTCTTATCGTCAACTGACGGCACCATACGATATGTCCATTTGCTTCTGTCTTCAGTCTCATTCTGAATGTAGATTTGTCCATTCGCGGTTGCCAAGAAAGGACTAGCACAATCAAAAGTAATAGTAAAGTTTTCATTATAATTTTTCCGTACTGCACGTTGAATGTCAGTAAGCAAACAAGCCCACTCTAGTTTTGATGTACCTAGGAAGTGCATTACATCGTGTACACCTTTTTGCAGTAAATTATCAAAATATAGTGTAACAATACGTTTGAGTACTAAATGTACATCACACATATTCTGACCACCCATTGCCCAACCATTAAAGTGATTGTCAGGATACTTAACTGGGTCGCAGTAGTCTTTCATCTGCTCATACCAGTCATCTGCGTCTGCGTGATTTTCACCTTGTAGAACGTTTAAAAACTTACAAGCACCTGTGCGATTTTTCATCCAATAATCATTATTAATACGAGTTGCGGCTACTGCATCTTCGTAGGAACTAATGCCTGTTGCTTTTGCACCCGCTGGGCTACGAGCAACCCAAGCTGGAATATCAAGGATCATGCCATAGTCCATATAAGCATCCATCCAACGCAACACACCGTCACGTTTCTTTTGTGCTTTAGGACAGTTAGGATCCTTCCAGTCACCTTCCCATACACCCTTACCGATCTGGAAACCACCTGAGTCGCCTAGTATCCACGAATTTTGTCTATCTCTATTACGCACCATATCTTCTTTAGGTGAGTGTTTGTTAACATCAAGTTCTGCATGTCCTGCAGAGTACAGTGTCCATTGATATTGGAACTGTCCTTCTTGTTTGTTTAAATAATTTAGACTTTCAACACCGTGTGTAAAGTTTGAAGGGATTCGCGACTTATCTACATATTCGTCATAACGCTGTTTCCCCACATAAGTGGCATAAAAGCCACTTAATGCTGGAAGAAATCTTGCGTAATCGTTTTGTGAAGCAGTTAAGTCTTTGCGCATATATTACTTACTCTGCGCTGGAAGGATATAATCGTATGTTGCCATACCAGAATCTACTGTGATTTTCATAGCGCCTTGATCCGAAATACTCATAGTTAGATCGCCGTCAAGATTTAAAATAGATTGTACTTGTGCAACTGGCCAACTCCAAGTATGCTGTAGAGCACCTTCTACGCTGTGTTGGAAAACAAATTCGCCTGCGTGTGTACTTGCATCACCAAAGCTAAACACTAGATTACCTTCTTTAGTTGTAACATTAAATGTAGGTTCTTCACTATGTGCTGCACTCATAAGTTTCATACGTGCAATGCTTGCAACACTTGGAGTGAACTCTACATTCCAACTTGCACCTTTGAATTTTACAGTCTTTAGTTTTTCCTCAATGATTGCTTTGTTCATAAAGCGATAATCATTTTGGAAGTCACCAGCTGCATTTTCAAAGTGAATGTGTGTTGGAACAGTTTCACCATTGCGTTCTGCTTGCACAACTTCAATCTTTGCATTGTCCTTGTACTCAGGATTTTTTAAGTGCAACGACAGTTTGTCTAGATTAGGCATACCAAACGTGCCTACAAACTCTGCTACTGGTGTTGCTGTTTCTGCTGACAAAATCACACTACGATCTTCTGCCATCGAATCAATTGCTGTGCCTTCGTCATTGCTAACTTTTACAAGGCTAAGAAAACCAAGTGCATGAGTATGAGCAACTACGTCTTGTAAGATATCTTTCATTTGTATTTCTCCATTGATTTAATTTATTATATTACGTTTTTTATGTTTTGTCAACTATTTTTCTAAAAGACTTTGTTATACGCTTTCTATGCCTGGCGGCATGATAAAAACCATCGCCACGTTCCAACCATTCAATCATCCAATCATTTTCAAAGTCTTGTTTAGTAATAGGCTCTTCGTTGTCAATAGAACTATCTACCATAGAAGGATGTGAAAGAATTGTAAGATTTTTTTCATCCATTAATTCATACAATCCTATATGATTTCCATGAACACAGTTTTTCCATGCTGCACCGCCAAAAAGTATATTACTTTTATCTTGCAAATTTTTATATAAATCATAATACGAAACAACATCTTCAACATGTAATTCTCTATTAGATTTTGTTTTGCTATGTACTTTATATTTTAAACGAGGATCAGTTATATGGAGAGGTAATCCTTTTGTTGCAAATAACACTTGATCAAATTCTTGTGTTCTTAAAAAAGATAAAAGATTACTATGAAACTTTCTTTGGTTTCTTGCTCTAACTTCATCTTTCCAAAAATTCGGAGTCCAACAATCAACTAACAAAACTGCATCAAATTTCTTCATACAAGAAACCTTTATTTTTTAAAAATTCTTTTACAGTGTGTTTTGGTTTAAATCCTAAACTTGACAATTTCATAATATTAGC